AGAGTATGAGGTTAAAGAGACACCCAACGGTAAGCAGGTAACTTTCTCCATCAAATTTGTGACGAAGAAAGGTGAAATCATCTTCATCCCGCGCGCTGTAGCTGCCGGATTGAAGTTCAACATGAAAAATAACAGGATGCGCGGCGTACTGTCGGTTGACGCAAAGGATGAAGCAATTGGTCATGTTACCCCTGTACACATTGACGGAATTATTGAATGGAACGGTAAAAAAATCAAGATGTAATGTCAGATATACTATTCAGCAAAGAGGGTGTCCCGTTAATCGCTTACGGCAAAAGCTACCAGGCAAACACCACAGGTGTTCCTGCCGATAAACCAAAAAATACTTCACAACCGAAGAATCCACTTGAGGATTATATGAATGTTGGAGGCATCAAGGTATCGTCCTGGGGACCAAACAACGACTTTCCAACACTTGCCGATGGAATCATCAACAGCGTTGGTGTACTCAATACCGGGTTAAAGTTCACCCGTAACTTCACATTGGGTCAGGGGATATTTGCCTGTAAGGTGAAGGATTTTGACGAATCAGGAAACGAGATACTTGAACGTGTGAAGGATAAAACATTGGTTGCCTTTGCAAACTCACGTCTCGTGCGCAGATATATGGCCAAGGCATTGCGCGATTACCTGAAGTTTGGTTGTGCCTTCGTGCAGATTATGATGAATGCCGATGGCAGTCAGATTGTTGGAATCAACACGATCAACGCAAAGTACTGCCGGTTGAGTTTTGCAAATATAAATGGCGTTATTGAAAAGTGTATTGTCTCCGGTAAATGGCCTGATACACCCAGTGAATCTGATTGTCAGGTGTTGGATGTACTCGACGAATACGATCCGTTTGCTGACCTGCAACGTCGCAGATGGGGTAATAAAACTGCCGGTAAATCATTTATCTATGTGATCCGCGACTCCTGGGGTAACGGAGAATATTACAGTTCTGCTATATGGTGGGCTGCTTACCTTGCCGGATGGGTCGATATCGCCAAAACAGTTCCGGCATTTCTTAAGAAGGCATACTCAAATCAGATCACCTGGAAGTGGCATATTCAAATCCCTTATGCTTTCTGGGATAAACAGTTTCCAAAAACCGAGTTTGCAACAATCGATTTGCGTAAACAGGCAATTGAAAGTTACATGGACAGCATCGAATCAAATCTTTGTGGAACCGAAGGTGCTGATAAACCCATCTTTACTTTCTTTGAAATCAATCCGCAAAATGGCAAGGCTGAAGAGCAATGGATTATCAAAGCGCTCGAAAACAAATTGAGCAACGATCAGAACCTTGTTACCAGTGCTGCTGCCAATTCCGAAATCATGTTTTCGATCATGGTCAATCCAAATGTTTTGGGTGCCGGTATGCCCGGAGGAACTTATGCAGGTAACCAGGGAGGCAGCAATATCCGCGAGGCTTATCTCGTGAACATTGCAAACTGCTGGCTCGATCGTCAGGACCTCATGGATCCGCTTGAACTCATGACCCGTTACAATGGCGCCGATGAAGATCTGGAATGGCGCTTTCGCAATACTGTATTGACTACACTTGACACTGGTGCCGGTACTACCAAAACGCTTTCATAAATCCGTGTAATCTTTTTTTAATCTGTGTAATATGATTTTCTCAAAAGAAAAGAATCCAAAAATGGAGGAGATCAGGAACTTTGTATCTGTTACCTCTTCTTCAACTTTCGAAAATGTTGTACCGCATATTGCCAATGCAGAACGCGATTACCTGATCCCGGTAATCGGCATTGATATGTATGATGAACTTGTTGAATTTTACGAAATGGATCCTCCGGCCACACCAACCGATGTGCAGATTAAAATGGCTGAATTACTTCGTTTGGCACAATCGGCAGTGATACACATTGCGTTCTGGATCGGGTTTGACCTGATAAACTCCATTGTTACAGATGCCGGTTTCAAGCGCACAGAATCAGATACAGTGAAAAGCCTGTATAAATACCAGGAAGAGAAGCTGAAGGCTTATTTTCGCACGAATGGTTTTAATGGTATCGATACTGTTTTGCAATATCTTGAATCAAACCTTACCAGTTTTACTGAATTCTCTGCATCATCTGCCTGTACGTTGTTTAAAACTGCATTGATTCCGAAGACGGAAATCTTCAACAATATTGTCTTCATCAACAAAAGCCGGTTAACCTTTCTGCGAATGAAGCCACATATGCAACTGATTGAAGATACCGAGATTGCTACAATACTGGGACCCATTGCCTATGAATATGTGAAATCAGAGATCGTAAAGGAAACTCCATCTGAAAAAGTAAAGGCATTGCTTCCCTACGTTCGTAAGCCAATTGCTTTCCTCGCATCCGCATTTTTGATGGAAGAAAGTGGCGCTGATCTGACAGATAACGGGCTTTATTTTTATCAAACCATAGCAGGTTACAACAATGATACAGACCACAAACCATCATCATCAGATCGGATTGCGATTCTGGTAATGCGTAACCGTAATATTGGCAATGCTTTTCTGGATCAGTTGCGCACTTACCTAAAGGTAAAGGCTGCTGACTGGACCGATGTAACACCTTCGACCGGTAAACTTTTCCGGAGGGATAATACAGATAAAAAAACCTTCTGGGCATGATGAACATAGAAATAACATACCCGTTTCTGTTTTTCAAGCGAAAAGCAAAAGGCACAGTTCCAACATCATGGGATGAATTGACCGAACGTCAGTTTTTGGCCATCTCGCACACAATCCACGGAGCAGAACCCGACTTTCGGTTTTTATCTATTCTTACTGGCATTGCTCAAAATTTGCTGAAAAAACTTCATCCTTACGATTTGCTGAAACTATCTGAAGGGATTGAATTTGTAAGCAAAGCAGGGAATGTACATTCTGAATTTATTATCAGGGAGATCCACGGAACTGACTTCGTTTGCCCGAAACCGAAACTCGGAGCAATGCCCTTCGGTCAGTTTATTTTTGCTGATTCGTATTATAACGACTGGATGGCAACGAAAGATGTGAAGGCGCTCGATAACTTTGTTGCGTCGCTTTACCTGTTACCAGGTGAAACTTTCGACAGCGAAACAATTCCCCAAAAGGTTTGGATAATTGTGAATGCTGATATTGAAATTCGTAAAGCAATTGCATTCAACTACTCACTGATAATTTGTTGGCTTCAAAAATGTTATCCACTTATATTCCAGTCTCCGGGCGAAGATTCGGAAACGGAAAAGAAAGATGTAAAAAAGTCAAAACAATCAGGATGGTTAAAACTTTTTGAATCTCTCGTTGGTGAAGATCTGATCAACCGTGATCGATATGCAGAACTTCCGGTCAATACAGTATTCCGTCATTTGACCAACAAATATAAAGAGAACGCAAAACGCTAATCCATATAATCATGAATTCGAAGTTTTCTGAAATTATCCAATATTTCAAAACCCTCGCAACACAACATGTTACGATCGGTCATAGCATTACTGAAAAGCATTTTTATCGATTTGAACTCGAAGAGATCCTGAGTAACCTGAAGAATGTGAACTATCCTGCACTGATTTTAGAAGGATACCGGTATTCGCTCAGTGACAAGCAGAGTGACAATGTGATGAAAGAACGCACCGGGGCATTTGTTCTGATTGATCACCTGAGTGATATAAATGATTTTGATAAGATGCACGAGGTTTGGGACAATATGGAATCCATTTGTGACGAAATGATTGCCAGGATTAAATCTGACAAGCGAAATCCATCATTAAAAGCGATACGAGATTTCGACCTGAGCAGTGTTCAGGTTGCATTAATCGCTAACGAAACAGACAAAAACTTTGGAATCCGCTGCACGTTTACCATCTCATCATCATTCACAACCGACGTTGATCCGCTGAAGTGGGATCTTGAACGGGAAGTACCTGAATAATAAAACACTGTTATGGCCACAAATTCTGGTAATTATGCATTTGGACTAAACGGTAGTCAGGTTTCAACCAATGATTTCAATCCACAGGAACAGAATGATGCTGTTATGCGATGGGCCTCGATGGTCCAGCGATATTTGAGAGGAGCTGCTGTTTTATTAACCCAGGGTAAGGAAGGCACAATTACTCGTCCCGGACGAACGGAGCGGAAACTGGAAGATAGTATCAGATCGCAAAACAGAAAAACTTATGGTGTAATCACCGGACAATCATTTATTTTTGAAAGGCATGGTGTTTTTGTACATAAAGGCGTAGGACGTGGATACAAAGTACAGGGAGGCATGGTTCAGCGCACTGCAAAAGTTGAAAGTCCTTCAACACGGCAATCGCTCAGCAGAAATGACCGCAAGCGTGAACGCGAACCATACGAATGGTTTAACCCGGTTATCCAGCAATCACTGCCGGAACTGGCCAACGAACTCGCGAACATCAATGCCGATGCTGCGGTAAATGCAACCAGAATGTTGATCAGATAGTTATTTCTATTAAGTTTGTGGGATAAACCAATCATCAAATTTATTATGAAAAAACTATTACTGCTATTTGTATTTTGTCTGATCTGCTCTGTGATGTTTGCACAGAAAGTTAAAAAAGAACGATTCAAAGGTGATGACATTTACTATAATTCAGGAAAAGAGACAAAGAAGGAATTCGTTTCAGGAGAGACGGATCAGACTAAATGGATAATTGAAAGCCTTGATAAATATCGAAAAGAGAGTTCACTGGGTACACAAATAGAAATACTTGGGTTTGCAGCAGCAGCAGTATCTTTAGGTTATTCAAATAAACCAGATGATCAAAAGGTGATTTTAATTGCTTCTGGCGTAACAGTGTTGGTTGGTTACCTCATATCTGCAAACGCCGTCCGACATTTAAGCAAAAAGAGACTGACATTATCTGGAAACGGACTATCGTTAAGATTTTAAACTTTATATAATGAAAAGACTACTAATCATTTCGTATGTTTTATTCTTGATATTTAGTTGTACGGAGCAACCCAAAACATCAAAGCATCAGTCTGTAAATAAAGACAGATTTATGTTTAAGGATACAATTGAATGCAAGCTTATTTTCAGCGATTTGAATACTGCAACCGTTGAGACATCAGCTTTAATAGATAGTGTAAGTCTTCAAACAATTGCCGATTCATTTAAGTTGTCGAAAGATTTATTGATCTACTTTCATTTAAAAAACTTCACAGAGAGAGAAGAAAACTATGGCACCTTATATTCTGATATTGCAATAGTTGGTTTACACTCAGACATGAAGGAGTTGATGAAAAAGAGAGAACAGCGTCACCAGGCAATTGCTGATGCTGGTGTTTCAAATCCTGACTTTGCAAGAATTGCATTCGTCATTTCAAAAACATTTGTCAAACAAAATCTTAAATCACCAACTTCAGCCGAATTTCCTTTTAGTGAATACACATTTTCAAATGTCAAAGACAATACAGTGACAATAAGATCATATGTCGATGCTCAAAACGAATTTGGCGCAAAGATTCGGAATACATATGTGATCGTATTAAAATTGACTGGTGATGAATCAACAGATGCTTCGAATTGGCGAATGTTAAGCTTTAGATTAGAATAATCAAGTTAAAACCATAAAGCATTTCAAATTAAAACCCTGGTCTCCCGATCGGGGTTTTTTATTACCTTTGGAACGCCAAATCACATTTTAGTTCGAGTTAGTTAGAGTAAGGAGTTAAGGCATTGCCCGGCAGCTACTCCTTTGTTACTCTGAGTAACTCGGAATGTGGTTTGGCGACCCGCTGCCGGGTTTCTTAATGCCTTAATACCATGAAAGAAGACAACGAAAAACAGCCAACGCCATCATTTTCCGAAAAGCTTTTTGACGCATTGATGGCTTTTTATGTTCCCGCAGAAAATCCAGCATCGGCAGATGAAATGAAAAGTACCCAGGACTTGATTGAAGAAATGGAACAGATCCTTCCTTCCGTTTCACCCGAAGAAATCAACACCATAATGGAAACTAACGGATTTAAACTCCATTATACCGGAATTGGTTATGTATGGTTACTAAAAGTTAGATAGCATTTAGGGTAGGCTTCAGCGACTATCCCTTTTCCATCCCCTTCAAAAACTGTCCTTTATACTCGGTTACTCCCCAAGTAACTTAGCCAAAAATCAAAAGAAATGGCAAGTTACGACCGCAGGATCAATCTTTACATTAACGGCCAACAGGTTAGTAATGATGTGCGAAGCATACGCGCAGAAATGACAAGGCTTGTTAATGAACAGGCACGTATGACAATCGGAAGCCAGCAATATATTGCACATGCCTCACAGATTCGAAATCTGAGAGGTATAATGGCTCAGCATAACCAACAAATTTCTGCCATAGCAAGTTCATGGAGCTTTAGAGGCATGGCAGATGGACTAAATAAATATTTCGGATTGATTACTGCCGGGATTGCATCCTTCACTGGTGTGGTAATGGGTTTTAAAACATTGGTGAAAACTTTCAATGACTATGAAGAGCGGGTTGATAACCTATCTGCTCTTACAGGTTTGGCAGGTAAATCACTCGATTGGCTAAGTCAGAAAGCTAAGGACCTAAGCACTGCAACACTTGAAGGTGGAATACGTGTTACCCAGGGTGCCCAACAAATTGTTGATGCCTTTACCAAAACCGGATCTGCACGCCCTGAATTACTAAAAGATAAGGAGGCATTGGCTGAAGTAACGCAGGAAGCAATCATTCTTGCTGCAGCAGCAAAAACAGATTTACAACCTGCCATTGAAGGTTTAACAATGGTGTTGAATCAATACAATGTTCCGGCTGATCAATCACGTCGCATCATTAATGCAATGGCTGCAGGTTCGAAAGAGGGTGCCGGTGAAATACCATATATTACCCAGGCTTTTGAGAAGGCGGGTACGGTTGCCGCTGATGCCAACATCCCAATAGAGACACTTATTGCAACAATTGAAACACTTGCACCCCGTATTTCCCAACCGGAAATTGCAGGTCGTACGCTTAAAGGTATTTTGATTGATCTTCAAACCGGAGCAAACGATACCAATCCTGCAATTGTAGGAATGGCAACAGCATTTGAAAATCTTGCGAAAAAGAATCTTACTGTTACACAGTTAACCAAGATGTTCGGCGTTGAGAATGTCACAACTGCAAAAATCCTGATCAATAATGTAGAGGAATTAAAGAAATATGAAAAAGCTGTAACCGGCACCAACGTTGCTATCGAACAGGCAGCTATCAATACCGATAACAATAACTCAAAACTCGCTCAGGCGAAAAACAGAATTACCATTATATCAATGGAGCTGGGCGAGAAATTGTCACCGGCAATGTCTACTGTTACCGGATGGTTTGGAAAACTATTGGCATTTACATTAGGAACAATTAATTTTTTCACTAAGTATGCTCCAATAATAGTGACAACAACAGCAGCAATCATCGGTTATACCGTTGCTGTTAAACTATCAACAATATGGACTGAGCGCAATAATGCCGGCAATATTATTTCACTGGTACTAACTAAAGCAAGAGTTTTGTGGCATAATTTGGAACGTGCGGCACTCATGTTGTTGGTTGTAGCTCAGGCACTATTAACCGGCAATATTGCCAGAGCAACACAGGCAATGCGTATATTCAATCTGGTTGTAAAACTTAGTCCTATTGGATTAATAGTTGGGCTTTTAATGGCCGCAGGAACTGCTTTATATTTCTATACAAAAAAGCTAACCGATGTTGAGATTGCTCAAAAAGCCTTAAACGATATCAATATTAAGGCCAGGCAAAGTATTAGCGACGAAAAGGTTGAAATGGAGCAATTGTTAAGGGTTGCCCAAAACGAAGCACTTTCAAAAGCTATGCGGCAGGCAGCGATAGAGAAATTAAACCAGTTGTCTCCTGAATATCTTGGTGGGTTAACTCTCGAAACGATTAACACAGATGCCGCTAAAGTGGCAACTGATAAATACATAGAAAGTCTTATTAAAAAAGCAGAATTAGAGGCGGCTACAGAAAATTTAAAAGAAGTCAAAAAAGAGATAGGCAAACTTGAAGCTGGAGATGTTGATCCTGGCTTTGCACAGAATGCGTTGGGAATAATTAAACACCCAACGATGACCTGGGCAGCGGTGAAGGCAACTACGAAAAAAGAAAACATAGACGAACAATTACCCATAAAAAAAATAGAAGCCAAAGTTTATCAGGATAAAATAGATGAGATAGTTAATAGTCAGTCTGCCTCTATTACTACTTCTGGTAAACCAAAAGCTTCATCTGGTGGTGACGGTGGTGAAACCGCAGCTGAGAAAAAAGCCAGGGAAAAGGCAGAAAAAGCTGCAAAAAGAGCAAGCGATAAAGCAGCGAAAGATGCAAATAAGGCAGAAAAAACAGAACTGGAATCTCTTGATGCGGCAAACAATCATATCATTGCATCAATCAATAAAAGACACATTGAGGGTAAAACATCCGAAGATCAGTATAATGCAGATTTGCTTGAGCAGGAGTTTATTTTCCTTCAATGCAAGATGGATCTCTATAAGGTAGGCAGCAAGGAATATGAAGATGCGCATGCTTTGTTCCTCGAAAAGCAGGTTAAAGCCGAACAAATTGTAAAAGACTTGCTTTTAAAAGCTGGTAAGGAACTGGAAGATTCGAAAATAGCCAATTTGAAAGAAGGCATTGATAAGGAAAAGGCTATTGAAAAACAGCGTTGGGATGCTGAGTTGGCAGGATTAAAAACACAATTACTCGACAAAGAAACCTTATCAGCTGATGAGGCTGCGTTGAATGATACTATCAATCAAACCATAGAGCAAAAGCAGATTGCGCATGATGAAAAGATGGCAAAATTAACCATCGATGCGGAATTGGAAAAGAAAATGGTCAAAGCATTGACTGATATTACTGACGCCAAAACGGATGAGGAAAAATATGCTGCTAAACGTGAAATGGCCCAGGCGAATTACGAGCAGGAATTAGCCGATGCCGAGGGACAGGATATTAAAATTAAACAGGCAGAGAAAACACTTCAGGAAGAACTTGTAAAAATTGACAAGGAAGCCGAAGACAAAAAAAAGGATACCAGGGAATTAAATTTGAAGAAGTTGCAAGCGATCACATCTGCGATGACTGGCTTTGCAAATGCCCTGATGGATGGTGAACTTGCAGCGGCAGGCGACAATGAAGAGAAAAAACTAAAAATCAAAAAGAAATATGCCGATATGCAGATGGTGATCACGATCGCCAATATAATATCATCTACTGCGGAAGGCATTATGAAAACTTATGGTCAGATGGGTATTTTCGGAACCATTGCTGCAGTCTTAATTGGAGTAACAGGAGCCGTTCAGGTTGCTAATGCAGTGGCAGAAAGAAATAAAGTAAAATCATTGGCTGTCGGTGGTTACACAGGAGATGGTGGTAAGTATGAACCTGCCGGAATTGTGCATAAAGGTGAGTATGTTATACCGCAAGAAGGGGTTAACAACCCACGTTTGCAACCATATATAAATATTTTCGAAACCGCAAGGCGAAACAATAGTCTATCAAGACTTGATTTGAGTCCATCTGCACAATCCCTTAACCGATCAGGCGGTTTTGCATCGGGCGGTTATGCCTCCGCAAATTCACCGGGACAGATTACTATACTCCCGGCAGGTGGAACCGATCCGGAACTAAAGGCTGCAATCATAGAATTCAATAAGCTCATCAAAAAAGGGATCCCTGCATATATTCCAATGTTTGGAAATAATTCGCTGTCTGATGGAATCGACAGTGTGAATAAATTCAACTCAAAAGTTACCAAGAAATCATGAAGTTAAACATCGCAGGAAAGCCGGTTGCACTAAAGTTGGATGCAACGATCAGTATCACGCGTTCATCACCAGCCTTAAATGAAGATACCGGATCTTTCTCTTTTCCTTTCCCTGTTCCTACTCTTCCAAATCAGCAAAACTTAGGATGGCCCGGACGTTTGCAACGGGCAGGTGATATTGCCGATCAATCCTTTGTTCTCGAAGAACAGGGATTACAGGTGATGCGTGGTATCGTCGATTACGATCAGGTTACAAAAGAAGAAATAGGTGTAATTCTGAAATCAGGTATTACGGAATTCCGGAATCATATGTCAGGAAAGAACCTTGCAGATATCGGATTTGGTTCTGAACCCTGGCTTCCCGCCCAATTTACAAATCAGCAGGTGATTGCTAAGTTATTGGAATGGGATACTGCAAATACAACATCTAACGGAAAGTATGTTGTTCCTCCATTTGCCATTAATGCTGCAATCACTGTTCCACCTTTGGATTTTGTTAATGAAGTCAATAAAATAACAGGGAAACTGGTTTACGATACCGGAGGTACACGCCAAAATACAAGTATCTATATGTTGCAGTTCCGAATCTATTTTCTACTGGAAAAAATATTTGAAAGTGCTGGTTATACTGTACTGGCTGACGAACTGAAAACAAGTGAATTCAGTGGAGCCGTTATGTATTCTCGGATAATTAACATCCGCTATGCATCGGTTCGTTTTGGAATCCCTGGTCTTGATCAGACGGGAGATCTCTATTATTCACAGTTGATGCCAAACATCACCGTTTTGCAATTCGTCGACACTATGGCAAAAATGTTCTGCATGATGTTCGACATCGATGAGCGGAAGAAGACCGTGAAAATATTATTTAAGAAAAATATTTTTGCACCAGATAATGTCGATCCATTGGAAATAGTGGAACTAAAAGGATGGCAGCACAGCGAGGAAAGTCAGCCCGGAGGATTCTCAATTAAATATGCAGCACAGGATGATACGCTTGATACAAAATCTGATTATATCCCAGACAGGGAAGTAAGCATACTACCAGCTCCAACTATTGAGGATGAGATTTTAAAAGTTACAATGTTACAGAGTGATTATATCACTGTGCTAAATGGAGAGGTATTTGAGTGGAAGCAAATCGGACGTCTCAAAGAATATACAGAAGGAACCGGCTCTCAAAAGATTGAACTGGAAGTGAAGATTCCGCGCATGATTGCGCATGCTGATGGATACCCAGTGCCAAAATATGAAATAAAACCTTTAAATAGATCCTACGCATTTGATGCCTTAACTGATATGATTATTGCGATTTATCACGGAAGGAAGGAAGTGAACGGAGTAATGATTCCATATTCTTCAGGTGACCGGTGGGGTATTGCTGACGGATGGTCAATTGGTCTGACCACTTACCTGGCACCCGAATATTTGTATTTACAGTTGTATAAGGATTTCCTTGAGTGGAAAGCCTACCGTGCCAGGCCATTCACAAAGTATATTGAGTTATCACTTCCCGAAGTTCTCAACCTTCGATTCGATAAAAAGTATGTGATCGACGGCATCGAGGTGATCCTTGATATAATAAATTTTGAATTACCTCATCGTGGTGTGGTGAAGATTGAAGGTTTTACAGCCTAAAATGAATTTTTAATAGAATCACAACCCGTTGCCACTCGCAGCGGGTTTTTTCGCCCCTTCTCCCCTTCTCCCCGTCGCCTTTTTGTCCTTTAATTCAATTGCTCCGGGCGCTACCTTTCGGAAAAATCAAATAAATGAGTGTAATTGTTCAACAACCCGATTCGCTTTCTTTTGCAGGGAACCTCAAAAAGTTTGTTGTCACTTCCGCTGTGGCTGTCGCGCTGCAGCTGAACAAGGGAGCTGAACAGATTCTGAATGAGATCTACCAGCCCGGCGCAAGCAACATCGTAGAAATCGACCTTCGCGCTGTAATCGACAAAGTACTGTCGGTTACTTTACCAGGCACGGCACTGATCACCGAACAATCCTCCGGAGTAGCTGATTTCACCGCGACAATTGACGGTACTGCAGTTGCATTCCGTGTGATAAAAGGTGGTGTGCTGGAACTTGGATCGATGGCAGCTGATTTTGTAAATGAACATTTTCTATCCTGGCAAATGCAGGACAAACAGATACTGCAACACCAACCCGAATGGCTGACTGTTTATGCCAATGCCGGCCGGAACCTCAAAGCTAAAGCCTATTATCAGGATAATACAAATGCCTCGATGCTGCTTACCGCACTCGCTGCCGGTAAACTTTTGGCCGTAGACGTGAGCTGGGCATCGATAAACGCACTGTTTGTAAAGAAAAACCCGATTGCCTGGGATGTCTGGTTCGAAGATCTCGCCGGGACCAGGCTTAGTTATGTGCAGCGGTATTGCCTTCGAAACTCTGATAACGAAGAGAAAATATTTATCTGGGCAAATACCCTGGGGGGAATTGATTCGATATCACTCACCGGAAGCGCCGAAGACGATAAAAAGCTGGAGCATTTAATCGCCGAAATGGGCGATGAATCGCTGCAGGAATATCAGACCGATAAGAAACGGGAAATCAAACAGTCAACCGGATTTTTATCAGTCGATGAAAGCCGGTGGATTGAAGACTTTTTCTATTCCGGCCGCAGGTACCTGGTTGGCGAGGATGGAGCAGTACGGTCGATCGTTTTAGCGAGCTCGAAGATTGTAGGATCAACCGCTGATGACTTGTTTGATTACGAATTCAATTACAGGCTGGCCTCCGAAAGTCAACTATTAAATCTTGAAAGATCATTTGATTCTTTGCCAGCATTGGAGGTACCGGTTGATTTTTTTTTAACTGAGTTACTGTCCGGGCTTCCGGTAGCTCAGTATTCTGACAGCCTTTTGATGGCTGTTCAAAGCCCTTTTGCCCAGGCGTGGCAAAAACTATCCATGGCTCAACTCTGGGGATCCGCGCTTCCCGGCCTCGTTGATGGAACTACCATCTCAGTCGTAAACGGAAAGCTCCAAGTAAATGGTGTATCCGGTGGAGTTGGCGTTTCAAAGTGGGGAGATCTCACAGAAAAGCCCTTTTCAACCTTATCAAATCTATTCTCTGTCAGTCCCGAAGGTGTTTTAACATTGGCTAATACCTATGCCCTAATACACACCCATCCATACCTATCTGATGCTGATGCGCGGATTGCTAATTGGAACAGTGCTTTCACATGGGGTAATCATGCGACTGCCGGATATGCTGCTGCACATGCTCACCCTTACCGTCCGGACACATGGGTGCCCAGCTGGGCCGAAGTATCAGCAAAGCCTATATGGACAGAAAAGTTTGGTTGGGACGGTACAGCCGTGACAGTTGCCGGTGACCTTCATGTAACAGGTAAAATTATTTCTGATGGTTCCATGCAGTTTTATGGAATCAGTTCCGGTGGTACCGGTGGTGGAGGTGGAGCATCCGCGCTTTGGCAACTTAGTGATGTAGCAGATGAGATGGAATTTTCCATCAATGGTGATATCCCGTTGTACAATGGCACCCATTTTGCCAGGTATAATATTTCAAACCTTTCACTTTACGGACACTTACATTCAATTGCCCAGGTAACAGGATTGCAAGGTGTACTTGATGGAAAACAGCCTTTATTAGGCTACACCCCTTATTACGCAAGTAACTTTGTGGCTGGTGTCAATTACTCAGCGCCACATTCACATCCTTACCTTTCAGATGTTGATGCGAGAATTGCCAATTGGAGTACTGCCTTTGGTTGGGGCAATCATGCAGGATTATACAGACCAATTGGATATGTGCCCAGCTGGGGAGAAATAACCAGTAAACCTACCTGGACGGAGAAATTTGGCTGGGATGGAGTTGCTGTTACTCTCTCAACTGATATGCATATTACCGGAAAGTTGGTTGTTGATGGTACGATTCAGTTTTTTGGAGCCGGTGCCGGTGGTACCGGTGGCGGCGGATCTACAACCTTATGGGGATTGTCGGACGTATCAGATGATGTGGCCAATGCTGTATATGGTGATCTGATCATGTATAATGGAACCCACTTTGCCAGGATCAATCAATCAGTTCTGGCACCAGCTGTGCATTATCATACGATCGCACAGGTAACAGGATTGCAGGGAGCTCTCGATGCGAAGATGGCTATTCACACGCATCCTTATTTATCGAACAGTGGCGGTGTTATTACGTCCGCAACTTCATCGTATGGACAAATTCAGTTAGTGGCAACCTCTGGCCTTGAATCTTCGATTGGATTTAGAGTATCAGGTGATGACAACAACCAAAGCTGGGTAATTGGCAAAGGAATTGCACAAACGATTGACACAGATTTTGGTTTTTACTATGGTGGAATAATTGCAAGATTAAGTATCGGAGGAGTATTAACGGTTACGGGAGGAAACAGCACAAACTGGAACACGGCATATACTCATTCTCAATCAGCGCACTATACAGGGTCGGATATCGGAAGTTGGGCGAAAGTTGCAACCGTACCGACATGGAATCAATCCACGACAGGCAATGCGGCAACAACATCACAGAGAGAATATTCATACTTGACTGTTGGAGGCTCGAATGTTGTAACCACAACTGATTCAAGGTTGACTAATTCAAGGGTGGCGAGTGATGTTTATCCGTGGGCAAAAGCATCAGTTAAACCCGCATATACTCCTTCAGAAGTGGGGGCCTTGCCTAACCGCACATTTGGAACAATAGCAAATTCAAATACAGGTGATTATATACTGAATCAATATGTTGCTGCACAATATGCTAATATTTGGATTAATGGATACTTCCAAGTAAACAACTCTTCGCCTGTTTTAGCAACCTTTAAAGGTATTGGTATTTATTCAGAGATTCATGTAGAAAACGATGCTGGTTCTGTTACTGTGCTTGGGGCAATTGGTAGTACGTATGTGAATGAAGCTTGGGCTAATAGCGCCTATTTATATAATACAACACAAGATCATTTATGGATAAAAAATGGAAAAGCAACAGGTGACTTTGCCATTTTTACAGGTGGTACTGAATTGGTCAACAGGAGATTATATATAAGCTCTGATGGAGACATAGGAATAAATACGGTAGCGACGGCAGGATATAAACTAAACGTAAATGGCACAGGCTATTTTTCGAGTAGTGTCACAGCATATGGCATAAGTTACTTCAACGCTGTAAATGGCGTTGAGTCATTAAATACATCAGGCATTAGAGGCGCAAGCAATACGTGTCAACAAGTTAATTTATTTAATAGGCTTTCGGTTGGGTATTCAAATGGATGGAATTTATTTCCGGATGCACCGAGTGGAGGAATAAGAGCGGCAGGAAATATTATTTCAGATGCCAACATCATCGCACTCGGCACCATCCAATTCTATACCGCCTCTGACCGTCGCCTAAAAACCGACTTCGAGACCATCATGAACCCGATCGAAAAAATCAAATCCTTAACCGGTTACTTTTTCAACTACACTGATCAGGCAATGAAGCTGGGAGGCTACACTTCCCGGAGGGATATCGGATTAATCGCACAGGACGTTCACAGCATCCTTCCGGAAGCTACGGGAAAGCTTTGGAATTCTGATTTCATGGGCTACAAAGCAGATAAACTAATCCCGCTCCTGGTGGAGGCCCTCAAACAACAGCAAACCGAAATTGATCAACTGAAAAGACAAATAGCAGCATGAGCAAAAGACTATATACATACGCCGGATTTACGGCAACGGATCTAAAAAACCGGGCATCCATCCCAAGCCAGGCAGACATCACTGTCGGGTCAAATTACATTGATTGCTCCTCAGTTGATATCCCTACAGAAATCCGGGATGTGATTGGGGAAGGCAGTAATGATCTCGGAACAATCTATATTAGTGCGAAGGTCAACAAATGGAGTGGCTTTGGTCCCCGGGAATGGTATGTTTCAGGCGGTTTATTACTTAACAGGGTTAAGGCTTTACCCTATGATATGGCTAATCTTTGTGGGTATAACCACAATGCAGTAACTCCGGGCTGGATGGGAGGATCTTACATCACGGATTTTAAATACGTTCAGACTGATAATTCGAAGATCTTCTCAGGAGGTTTGCAAGGCGGTGAAATTGATTTTCCCACAATGGTTGGCGCTACTCATGTTAAATGGGTCGTCAAAGATCCCGGAGGAAATGTTATCGGATCCAGTCTTGCTGCAATGGGTAATTATTATAATTCAAACCCCATTATCCCGGTATGTACAATCACAATGGGAGGTTGGACAGGAGTTAAGAATTTGTCATCAACAGTTTACCTGTCAAATTCTTTTGGTGATGAGCTTTGTGTTTTCCCTGGTACAGCAGCATGGACAATTATAGCGACGCAACGATTAAATCCGGCAGGTGCGGTGGTGCCCTCTGGCTCAGTAATTAAAATTGTAGCCGGAAGTGCAACCCTCGATTTGGCTGGAAACTATACGATCACAATCAACAATATGACGCGATACAGTATGACTCCTTACACTGGCCGTGTCAATATTGTTGCTAATCTGTATAATGAAGTTAATGGACTGATTCACACGCAACAAATTACAATAAATGATAGTGCCCGCAGTTTTGCCGGATACCTGACACATGTAGCTGACTATGACTATCACGTTGAATTCTTAATATCAAATGCAGATGCTTAATACCTTTTTGTAGTAATCGGGGGAGGGGAATAGACCACCCTTTTGTTCTTTGAAAATAATTGTCCACCTATCTTATGAGCTTCGACTTCGTGGGGATTCAAGATTTCGTCGTTGGTATTTGCTTTATAGGTTTTGCCATTAAAGCTGATTGTTTTAGTTTCGTTTGTTTTAAGCTGACCATAGAACATTTGTTTTGCGTGAACCAATTCATGAGAAATGACCAAGCAAGCCTCATTGTAATCAATATAATGGTAAATCATTATTGTAAATATATTGACTCCATTGCGAACCATCATCCCCTCATATTTATCCCGAATCAATGTATTTGAAGGCACTAAAACAATCATACAACTATCCATATTCAAGTCATCGAGACAATCATTTATGAATCCGTCAAGATTCCACTGAGTGAAATTTTTAATTTGATTTTGGTTATTCATTGTCATTGCGCTCAATGAGCAAAACAAAGCCGAAGCAAGCAGTACATATTTCATAGTTAGGTTTTAAATACAATGCAATATTAGTATTATTTTTAATATCACAAAAACAATGCCGTTTTAATTTATTCACTATCAATTATTTATATTTATTTATTTAATATTTTTTCATTATGGAACTTATTTCAGAAAAAAAGAGGCTGAACACAATGAGAGTTGGCCTGATCATGGGAGTTAGTGTTAATTTCAACTTTGAGCAAAATGTTGGAGAAGCTCCCACAACCATTAACGCCAATTGTGTTATTCCTGGTAGTTCACCAGAACTGGGATCTTGTAATATCACGATCAACAGGCAGACAAACGGTCAGAAGTCTATCGCTATTAATGGGAACAAGAACATTATAGAGTTGTATCCCATCATCGAGGAGATTGAGGCAGAGTTAGAAATCATTGCAGCGGAAGGGGTTGTCGCCTAATGAAACTAAAACTAACAGTGAGCGAGCGACTGAGCGCAGCCCAGTTCTTGCCAACCGAGGGAAATACTTCAGAGCAGATGATCGGGAAAAGTATCCTGGACAAAACAAAACTCACAAAAGAGGAAAAAGCAAAGATTAAACCCGATTTGTTCTACCAGGGCGAAATTGATCCGGATACTGACTTTTCCCGGGAGTTTGATTTCAGCGCTGAAGAGTTTAATCTGATGTATTCAGAATACCGTAAAAAAGAGGATGATAAAAAGCTGAATAAAACCAATATATGTATGGCACTGAAGCTGATTGAAGCAAAAGACGCGATCAAGGAAAAGAAGTAATCCTTCAGATTTGCAGGCATAGAAATTTAAACCCGGTCACTACGATCGGGTTTTTTTGTCCTTTAATACACCGCTGGCAAAGATTAAGTTTGGAATATAAACGTAATCTACCGGCTTCGGCGTAAATATTAAGTGATGGATGCAGAAATGATTAAGATGATGGATGCAAAGTTAGAAGGTTTTGAAAAGCTGTTCAATAAGCAAATTGAAGGCTTCGAAAAACTTTTCAACAAGCAAAACGAACTGGTTTCTAATCAGATAATCACAATAAATAAAAGTGGGGACAAAATAAGTATAAAGGTTGGTCTGATCAGTGAGAAACTTGAAGTGCTTATAAAGGCGGAAGGATCTCATTATTCTAATTGTCCACACAATGAGAAATTCGAAGCTACAGCAAAGGAGATTAACAAATTATTGGATGAGATGGATGATAGAATTAAGGTCATCAGTTTTATTCTTCCCTTCAAAAAACTGCTCTATACTTTAAAATTTATAATTGAGTGGAAGATTGTTTTTATCCCGGTTCTTGTTGTAGTCCTTTGTTTATCGGCAGTCGGTGGGATTCAGGGTTATGAGGCAGGTAAAAAATACATTATGGAATGGGTTGCAACCAAAGAACAGGTTGACAAAAACACAAAGTTCATCCATCAGGAGGAACAAAAAGAAATTAAAGACATTTTAAAAAACGAGGCTAATTAACTATGGCAAATTTTAAACCGGCAATTACAAAAGTACTCCTCACGGAAGGTGGATACGCGAATGATCCCAACGACAACGGAGGGGAAACCTACCGTGGAGTGGCCCGCAAGTTCTGGCCTAATTGGTCAGGATGGACAATTGTTGACACTGCCAAAAATCAACCGAATTTTCCAAAGAGTCTGTCAGGTAATGCTGCATTAAAGGATTCGACAATTGAATTCTACAAAATCAACTTCTGGGATAAAATCGGTGGGGATAAAATCAACAATCAATCTATCGCAGATCTGTTGGTTGATTCGGCTGTCAATGAAGGAACGGTTCCTGCAATAAAGAGGGCTCAGGTCATTGTAGACTTACCTCAGACCGGACATATAACTAATGAGTTGGTGGAAAAATTAAACCTAATGGCATGAAAAAGTTAATCTTCTCTTTTGCTCTATTGCTGATGTTTGGATGCACATCCAACAGTCAGGTTAAGCCAATTTATATTGATCAGGGGAATTATATCGTTTTGCTGAAAGATTCGGTAAAAACGCTTAATGGCTCAATTACGGTTCTGAATGATTCAATCTTAAAGTTGAATCGCATGGCCGTAATGACATCTGCTCAATTTGTCAAAATCTACAAATATGAAAGGTTGTATAAGTATTACCGAATTTGTGCCAATAAGCCATCACAGTGGATATACTATAAAGGATGGTCAATCAGAGTTTTTACCGAATAAATGGAAGATATGAAAAACGGAATATTTGATGCTGTATCTGGAAACCCATCAAGCGCAAGGGTGATCGGCTATACAATTATTTGTTTTGCCCTTATTATTTCCTGTTTTCTTGCATGGCACGGAAAGGGAGATGTAGTAAAAGCTGCCGGAGCAATTGCAATTCAATTTCCTGCAATGACAACGCCGGTATTTGTGTATTTATTTAAGAATAAGCAGGAAGAGATCCAGCACGAAGAAGTTAAACAAGAAACAGCAGCATTAATAACTAAATCACCAACAGCATGATAAAGTACATTATTGGATTAGCCATCCTATTGGCCATTGCTCTCGCGATATCAGTGAAGAGCTGCAGCAGCGAAAAGCAGGAGAGAATCCGCACAGAAGGTAACCAGACTGCTCTTATGGAAAAGGCAAAGTTTTACCGCGATAAAGATAGCCTATCGGTTGCAGATGTTCAGGTCTTAACGCTCAAAAAAAAGGAACTGGAGGATAACAGGGACGGTCTGGTAAAAACAATCGATGGATTGAATATTAAACTAAAGAGGGTCCAAAGTGCATCCACGACCGAAACGGAAACTAAATATCCGGTAAAGGCACAGGTCCGGGATAGTTTGATTTATCTGGATGGCAAAACGATTACTTTGAAGTGCATTAATTACTCAAGCAAATGGATGACAATTAATGGATGCACTCAAGAGGGAGAATTCAATGGTCTGATCGAAAGCAGGGACAAAATTACTCAAGTGGTTTATGGTGTACCTCATCATTTCTGGTTTATTAAATGGGGTGTAAAGTCGATCCGGCAAACCGTAAAAAGTCACAATCCATTTAGCACAATTACATTTGAGGAATATATCGAATTGACAAAATGATAAAGGTTTTTTTGTCCTTTAATGTAACAATGAGAATAACGAGATTTGACATTGTAATTTATTAACCCAAAAAAGCAAAGTATCATGAGAAAGTTAGTTTTGTCTCTTATTTTTTTGGTCGGGTTATTTGCATATTCATGCACCGCACCGCCCGACACTGTGAAACGCATTGATCAACCTACTGAGTACGCTCAGTTAATTTCAGTTGATCAGGTTATGCAAGCAGATTTCATTTTCGTAAATCATGTAGTATTGCCATCTCCGGATACTCCTGTATTGAGTTGCTGGATGACCGAAATTTCTAAAGCAGTGGCAATATCTGTGAATAGTAAGTCGGCACATAAGATGTATTCATCCAACTACATATCTAAGGTTAATAAGAAGAGTTTACTGTCAACGTTTTATATTCCGGATAAATCAAGTAGGGATGGAAACTTCAGCAATCGCGATAAATTGACGCAAATGGGCTTTACGCCCTACACAATATAGTCTGGTTAGTTTTTTCATAAGTTTGGTTTTTGATTATTGATTAGTAAAGAAACCCCGCGGCGGCAACCGTGGGGTTTTGATTTAATTGAGGCTGATCCCTTCCAGCCAATTGCAAAGTATTTTATCGGGTTTGTGCATCCCCCCAGCCGGATCTGGAAATTTTGTCCTCACATGTTCAGACCTTTCTCCAAAATGCCGTCTGATGTATCGATAAGTACTGGCAATATCAGTATGACCCAGTTGGTTCATTACTTCCACGATCGTCGCACCACTTTCCAAAAGTTTACCGGCCCCCGAGTGCTTAAAACTATACCATTTATATTGTGTGTTCATTTTCAACCGATCACGGACAGTGTTAAACCGGTTGCGCAGTGTATTCATACCTATTTGATCAACACCAGGGCGTCCTAACGGTCCGATGACATACATTTCCTTGTTTAATCGTTCAATTCCATGTTCAATTAATAACTCATAGAGTTGATCCGGGATATCCATTGTTCTTTCCCGGCGTTTTTTTGCAACATCTTTGGGTATAAAGATGGTGTGATTGACAAGGTTAATTTGTTTTACCCTCAGAGTCAGTAATTCTTCACCCGGCCTGACAAAGCAGAAATACTGCAACATAGCAGCCAAATATAATTGTGGATCCCGATCACGGATAATGGATAGTATAAGTTTTATATCATCATCGGCAAATGGTACTGCAGCAAAGTCTTCTGAGGTTTCCGGAATTTCAATCTTAGGAACCGGATTATTGACCAATACTTTACGTTCTACCAGGTACGTAAAAAAACCTTGTATATTGATTCTATATTTTTCAATGGTCACACCGGCCAGCGAACGCTCGATGATCAGATGATCAAAGAAACGATGCAGAACATTAGAATCGAAAGTTGACAAATCATTATCAACGAGTTTGTTTTTTTCAAGCCAGGCAATCAGTTCCCTGATCTTTCCCCGGTAAGATTCAAATGTTTTTTTTGCTTTTGTATTTTTAATCAGTGTAATATACTCGGAAGCATAGAAGCGGATATTCTTGTTTGTCTCCCTTCTCCTGCCATACACCTGAGCAGCCTGGTGGTACTCCAGTTCATCAACGTAGGCCACCTTTTCGATATCATCTAAGGGTATCCATCCGCGTTGAAGTTTGTCAGTTAGCTCCTTAATCAGTTTATTGCCGAATTCAATCCGGGCCTTTTTTGTTCGCAACACAGCAAAGCCATCATAATAACGTTTCCGCTTCATTTTGCCATCCTGCGGATCGCGAAAACCCATTTCAACAAACCATGCTTTTGAAAGATCGCCACCGGCATTATTTAGATACGGTGTGCGGAAAAGTTTTTGCCTACTCATGTTGTAATTTTTAGTCGCGTCCCCCAAAGACACAATTAAATTTACAAAGACATGTTCACAGACATTATTCAAATATTTTCAGACACTTTTGCTTTTATAAAGTGTTGATAATCAATTGATTATCAACACTTTGTGGAGCTGCGGGGAGTCGAACCCCGGTCCAAACGAGGAAGCAATACGCTTTCTACATGCTTATCCAAGATTTGGTTTTCGAATGAAGAATGGCTCAAGGCCACCGATCTTCACCTTATCTCCTTTATTTCGCCGACTTGCCGGAGCATTTAGCCGACTATTTCCGATATTACTGCACTTCCTGTTCGGGCCGCTTCGGATCTACAGCACCCGGGAAATGTCTCACTCCAGCATCTAATGCCGGATTAGCTTAATCTACTTGATTCGATTACGCGGCAAGAGCAAAATTATTTTCGCCAATTAATTGTTTGGATATTAAGATTTACGGGCCAACAATCCAAAGCCCGGCATGCTTACGAACCTCTTCTGCCCGCTGTCAAAACCGGTCAGCCCCATGTTTGTAAGAACTGCAAAA